TCCACAAAAAAGCAACGGCAGGTGTCCGTTTTGTCCAGGAAAGGCTGGCGATATTCAAAGTTTCCCGCCGATGGCGCCGCCGCCAGCTCTTTCAACGCTGACCAGTCCCCCGCCGGTACCGCCCCGCCGTCCCCGTAGACCAGACTCCACAGCTTAAAATTCCCCGCCGTATCCTTGCCCGTCACCAGCAGGTTCCAGTCGCCGTCGTAAATGGCCGCCACTCCGGAGAGGTTCCCCGTCGTTTTGTCCCAGGCGGCTTTACTCTGCCACTGCCCGCCGACGTACTTTTTCACGTAAAGCGTGCTCGTGTCGGCGAAAAATACGGCGAGGTCGCCGCTGGGCTTATAGGCCGCCGCGATGCCGTATATCGCCGTGGTCGGCGAGTAGTCGAGCACCTCGGGGCTGCCCCAGCTTACGCCGTAGTTGGTGCTTTTAATGCGCCGTACTTCACGACTGGTGTTTATCCAGAAGATGGATACCTCCGCCCCCATTGCTGCCGCCGCGGCCACCATAGCGTTATATTGATTGGTATAAGTCCATTGAGTAAAATCGCTCCCCGGCCCCGGCGCCGCCACCCGCTGCCGGTAGAGCTTGCGGGAGTCTTCGGGCGGCGTTACCCTGGCCCTGTTCAACGAGCCGTCGGCGGGCACCGCCAGCGCGTGGTAGTAGTCCGGTTCGGCGCCGTTATAAAGCCTGGTCCAGTCCAGCCGGACCGCGCCCCCCGTTTTATTTACGGCTTCTATTTTGACGTACGGGGTCGCGCTCGCCTGCTTCTGGGTGTCCAGTAATGTCGATGTCAGTTCGCGCATCTGTTACTCCCCTGCCTGTCCGCTACGCGCTGTAGTCCCTGGACTGATTGACTACCGGATTGTACGGCTGGTATAGCGAGCTGACCCTTACCCGGTTTTTTCTACCCAGCCTTTTCAGCTCCTGGCGGAAAAACTTCAGCTTCTGGTTGCCCCACTCCAGGTATTCCTTCGACGCCGCCGTCCCGCCGATGTTGACCCGGTTGACCGCGTAGACCGCCCATTCGGTGGCGGCGTAGCCACAGGCCCCCGCGGCGATGGTATCCTCGTACTTGGTCGGTATGGTGGAGCCGTTATCGTCCAGCGTATGCAACGTGCCGTAGTAGATATAGCAGTTCGAGCCGTCCGGTTCGCTGCCGCTGATGATGGTCAGCGTGTCCCCCCAGACGGTGAACTGCTGGTAGTCCGGCGGGAAGGAAACCAGCGGGTATTCGACGGCTTCTATCATGACCCGCCCCGTCAGCGCCGAGATATCCACCTCCCGCGAATCGTCGCTGGTGGGCAGCGTCGCCCGGGCCGGCAGCGGTACCTCCTCAGAAAACTCCCGCACCGCCCGGTTGATGTGACGGGTCAGTTCGTCGTCCGTCCACCGGTAGTTCTGGCTGTCCTGGTCGCGCAAGTCTTTCCTGACCAGTGCAATCATTTCCGTTAAGTTCATAGACTCACCCCTTTTGATGGCATTCCTACCTGCCCGGCCCGACCCGGTAGCTTCATGTCCGACCCCGCCCCGGATGTCCCCACCATGGCTTTCAAGGCCTCGTAACCAGTGCCCAGGTCACCGGAGAAGATGTTCTTCAGCCCCACCAGCCAGCCGGTATCAACCCCGCTGCCGCTTTCGAGTGCCGCCAATCTGGCGATGAGGCCGGCGGTATCGCTGCCCTGGCCTGTCTCCGCCGCCAGTTTGGCTACGAACGACGTCACCAGACTCTGTTCCAGGCCGCTCCCTGTTTCTGCCTGCGTGATGGCTGCCAGGCAGGCCAGGCGCGCGTCAACGCCACTGCCGGATTCCCCCCGGCCTAGACTCCTGCCGGATATACTCTCGAGGCCGCTACCGCTTTCAGTTTTTAGCAGCGCCGCCAGCCGGGCGACGGTTGCGTCCAGACCGGCCCCCGTATCGTTAGATAGTAACAATATCAGCGATGCCAGCAGGCTTTGCTCGCCGCCGGTGCCGCTGTCGCTCTTGGTGAGGCCGGCGAGCAGCGAGAAGCGGGTATCCGCGCCGCTGCCGGTTTCCGCCGCCGTCTTCTCTATCGCTCCTCCGCCCGCCGTATATTCGATGTGCAGCTTCGGTCCATAGGTATTGCCGGAGTAGTCATGCATTCTGATATTTCCATAGTTGCCGGAAGAACCACCGTCATCTTTTATTTGGGCCATAACGGCATCATCGGATATCGCGTAGCTATCTACGTAATTCTGCATATCGTTTACCAGTGAGGGAGAATCACGCCATCCTCCCGCGGGCAGACTATCGTCCCAGTCAGTCCCTGTCGTCAGCGGGTCGGCCAGAAATTCAGCTTCACTCGTCGGCGCCGCCGGATTATCTTCGTCGACAAAATAAACCTTGAGTATTTTCGTGCCGCCGTAGCTCTGGTGGATATACAGGGAAACGTAGGCTGCCTCCACCGTCCCGCTTACCGTGACGCCGGTCCACCTCGCGAACATGTGGCGTGCGCCGCTGGAATATCCCAGAGGAACGGTTGTATCGCTTGTCGAAAAAACTCCCGAATAACATTTACCGTCATCCGCACTGGCACCTACCTGAACATCTATTGTTGTATTCTTGAGCAATACCGGGAATCCCAGCTCGCCGAGGTCAAAGCCGAGTTCCATTTGCCCGTTTTTATAGCTCCAGTCGAGTTTCCTCTCTTCGGTAAACTCTCCATTATCTTTAACCAGACGGGGCGCGGGTATGCCGGCTCCCGATGAGGACATAAGCAGTGTACTGATGTCACAGCCCGCCATTTCGGCATCGAGCAGTAGCCTCGGTGAATCCTTGCCGAAAATGTCGGGCGGCGGGGCTTTAAGGAAAAGTACCTCGAAGTGCATCCCCGTGTTGCTGAAGATGACCCGTATCTCGCCCCATTCCGCCGGCATCGTTATCTGGTTGGGGAGTGACACAAGGTCCAGTTTTACGGGGTTGGTTATAACGTTTTTATCCAGACCGGTGAATATAACGGGCGCGGGCAAACGCAGGTATTTATTGCGCTCGTTCCGGTCGGGGCAGAATAATCGTGTGCCGTCGTCTTTTATCTCGGCGTGGTAGGGAGCCCCCTCGATATGCCATCCGTCCGCGTCCCGGATAAGGCAGGGCCTGATGTCCTGCCATTCTCCCCCGGGCTCCTTCATCTGCACCGCCCCGATGCAGGCATCCAGGCTGTATCTTTCTTTCCCGGATGCCTTCCCGAGATACGTGGTCCTGGAGTTCTTTAGCTCAATCATGGCTATTGGCTCGCCCTTTTCTTCGTCGTTTTTTAGCTTAAGGTGACGCTGACTTCGAGTGTCCAGGTCCCGCTGGTCTTCGTCCCCAGCGACTCCACTTTCCGGTTGAGGCATTTCGCGCTGGCCGATTGTTTGATTACCCACTCGTTCCAGGCGTAGTTGGCCTCGCTGTCCCCGAAGCTGGCTTTGAAGGTGGCCTTCTGGGTGGTGGAGGTGGGGTAGCTGGTCTCCATACCTTTATAGGTCTTATTGGTGGATGCCTGGAGGTCCGTCTGAGTGGCGGCGGCGGCCGTGTTGCTGTCCCCCACCCCTATCTGCGCGGTGGCGTTGTTGAAGTGGTTGGCCGAGTCCCCGCAGATTAAGTCCCACATCTCGTCGATGCCGCTGTTGAGCAGCAGGTTGCCCTCTTTCTCGAGAACCTCATAAGGTTGGTAAAGCCGGTGGAACTCTGCCTCCCTGCCCCGGTACCCCTCGATGTCCTCTTTATATTTGCTGAGCCGGAACCGGCACAGCCATCTGGCTGATTCTTTCGTCCGCATTTTTCTCTCCTCGCGGGGGCCCCGATATCCCCGGGACCCCCTTTTTTCCATTTTATTTTTTAGTCCTGCACGCCGATGAGCGCCGCCGCTTTAATGGAGCTGAACAGCGCCAGCGAAACGTACCATTTGACCCTGGTCCGCGAGGCGTCCTTGCTCTCCAGCGAGCCGATGGGCTCCGCCTGGAGGTAGCCGGGGCTGGTCAGCCCGCATAGCGCGCCCTCCCCCAGCTGCACCGCGTATATCGTGGAGCAGGTACCGCCGGTGGTAGCGGTCTCGACGCTGCCGCTGAGGACGTGCGTATCGAGAATCCAGTCGTTAACGCCGAGGGGCACGCCGTCCCAGAGCTGGATGAAGTTCCCCCATTTATCCTGGTCGGTCTGCATCATACCCCCTGCCGCCCTGACCAGCGTGTTGATTTTGCGCCGCGAGCGCCGGCTCATCAGGAGCAGGTCGGGCTTGCCGCCCTTGACCGCGTCGATAAGCTCGTCCAGCTTGGCGAGTGTCAGCGTGGCGCCGGTGGCGCCCATCGCAATCACCTGGCTCCCCGCCTGCCCGGTATTGATGGTTTTCTTCAACCCGTCGAACTGCTTGGCGTTCACGGAGCTGTCGCCGTAGACGAACACTTCCTCGAATTTCTGCTGTAGCGCCTTGGCTTTCAACTCGACCACCGCCGTTTCGAGGTCTTGGATGTTGTTGCGCGTTGCCTTGAGGAAGTTGTCCACGTCGGCGTCGCCGCCCATGATTTTCAGGTTGGCGGTCACCTGCGTGAACGTCGGCGTCGATTCCGCCCAGGTATCGCCCACGTCGTAAAAATCGATGTTCGGTAGAGTGTTCTCCCGGTTATAGGTCAGCCCGTTGCCCACGATTTCGATGAACGGCAGCTTCTGGAGCACCGGCGAGTCTTTGACGATGGTCTCCACCACCCCCTGCATGAGTAAATCGTTGGAAAGCTTGGATGCCTCTGCCAATGTTAAAGCCATGTCTGGTTCCCTCCCTTTTTATTTGATATTTCTTATTACCTGCTACTTGATACTTAGTACTTCTCCTTTTCTCACCTATCCCGCCAGCCCGTGCTGTATTTTCTCTCTCGCTGATAGCCCGGATAGGTCCGGCGCTGTCCTCTGCGGCGCGCCTGCCGGTATCCTCGTTTTGGCCGCCTCCGCTTCCATCTCCTGCCGGACCTATCCGGGCTATCAG